GGGGTGGCGGGGAGGTGGGCGGCCGGGGTGGCCGTGGCCGAGCGCTCGGCCACGATCGAACGCAGCACCGCCAAGTCGGACAAGTCATAGGCGCGACCCGTCACCCAACCGGCGCCGTCATCGACGAGGACGACGCCCTTGCGTCCATCCCCGTACTGCGACATGTCCGGCATGCCGCGCGTCTCCCAGTCGGGAATGACGTGCCCCATCTCGGCGCGGTTCGCCACGCCGAGCAGGATCCGTCCGAAGCTGTTCGCCTTCACGTCGCCGGTCCCCAGGTGGGAGAGCACCCCGCGCTGCGCGGCAATCACGAGGATCTCGCCTTCGCTGAGCCCCTTGCTCATGAGATACGAAACGAGCCCCCGCGCCTCGTCGCCCCAGGCATCTTTACGGCCGAGCAGCTCGCTCGCCTCGTCGATGATCGTCACGTTGACCGGCTCCCTCGACGACGGCACGTGCACGGCCGTGGTCGACGCCTTCGCCCGAGCGGCCACCCGGGTCTTAGCGTCCCGGAGAATCTGCACCGCCTTGGGGACCTCGTCCGGCCCGAGGGCCGTGGCCGCGCAGAGCGGCGCCCACACTCGTCCGTCTTTCGCCTTCGTGACATCAATCAGACGAAGGCACCCGTCCGGGGTGTCCGTGATGTGTTCGACAAGCGAGTTGAGCAGGGTCGTCTTCCCGCCGCGCGACCCGGCGACGATCACCCAGTGGCGACCGCCCGTCTCGTCGAACAGGCTCACCTCGATCTCGCGCTCGGTCTCCGGGTCTTCGCCCACGATGATCGGCTCGGCGATGGTGCGGCCTCGCCGCCATTCGTCGACATCGACCTCGGGGGCGAGCAGCGGGTGAATGATCGGGTTCGCCCAGGGGTCGACGAGCCGGACCGTGATGAGCAGCATCCCGGCGTGACCCGGGTCGGCGATGACCGCCACCCGGCCGACCGGCAACGCATGCTTCCCGGCGATCCGGGAGCGAAGCGCCTTCGAGGCCCACTCGTCGGCCGTCTTCTTGGTCGACCGGATGTCGACCCGCAAGGCGAAGCCGAGGCGGGTCTCATTGGACCGGTCGAGCTTGGCCCCTTCGAGGCCGACCGCCTCGGCGTACTTGCTCCACTCAACCTGGGCCTTACCCCAGGCGCGGCGGGTCGAGATCCGATCGGACGACATCCACCAGAGCCATGCGGCCGTGGCCGCCACGGTGTAGCCGAGGCTGACCGGCCGGGTGAGCACGTCGCCCGAGTAGGCGGATAGGGTCATCCACCCGGTAGCGGCGGCCATGATGCCGCCCGTCGTGCGGGCCCAGGCCGGGCCGCCGGACCGGCGACCGGTGGCGTAGGTGACCGCGGTCGCGCAGCCACCCAGGACGGACCACACGACCGGATCCGAACCTTCGGCGAGCAGACCCGCCGCGTAGAGCGTCACCAGGGCTACGGCCGGGGTGCGGGTGAGCGGGTCGGCGGCGATCCATCGTGCCGTCGCACTTGCCGCGCGCAGCGCGGGATCGGCGGACCCCTTGCCCTTGCCTGCCTTCTTCGTCACGCCGGGGATCGCCCCCGGTCGTGCCTTACGCTGCGCGCTCATATCTACTCGACCTCTCCGGTGAAGAAGGTGTTGCCGGGAACCCGGCGCTCGGCCGCGGTCTCGATGATCGACCGGTAGGCGGTCATGAAGTCGATGACGGCGTTCCCGACTTCGCTCGCCGCCGTGGCGAGCGCCTCGGCGGCCCGGCCTAGCGCCTCGGTGACCGAGGCGTCCATCCCCGCCTGCTCGACGAGGACGGCCCGGTATTCCTCGAGTTCGTGAGATGTCTGCCCGATCCCGGCCGCGAGGGTCCGAAGACCGGTGACGTATTCGAGATCGCTCGTCGGAGTCTCGGTCAGAAAAGAGTCGTTCACGGTTGCCCCTCCACTGGGCTCGGTCACGGCAGGTACCGGATCGGGGGATCGCGTAGGCTGCGCTGAGGCGCGGGAGCGCCGGGGACGCTGAGCTGTCGTGAGGCCGTTGGGTGGCGTCCCGTTCCGGCCGCCTCGGCTTCGTCCGCCACCACTGGCACCGCCGGGGCGGCCGGTCCCGCGTCCGGTGTCGGGCAGCCCCGACGACATGACGCTCACGGTCCCCGGCAGCAGCAGCCGGGTTCGAGGCTCACCGTTCCGGACGATCGAGCTGTTCCCCCAGGTGGATCCGGAGCGCTTCGGCTTGCGCGTCGCGGCCGGGTTGTTCCACGTTCCGCGGACGACGATCGGGGCCATGCCCCGACGGTTCCGGATGACGTTCACGGCCCGGAGCACGGTCCGCCCGGTGGCGAACCCGAGGCGGCCTCGAAGGTTGTTCAGATTGCTGGCATGGCCTAGCCCGGCGATGAAGCCCGATGTTCGGCGCGGTTGCCGACGCTGCCGGGCCACGTCAACCCGCCAGCCCGTTGAGCGCGTCGCGCACGGTGGTGCCGAAGTCGGTCGAGCCGATGAGCAGGAACAGGGGCCCGACGATCAAGATTTCCAAGATCGTCAGTTTCTTCGTGGCCGCGGCCACCCCGACCGCCACCGTCAGGATGACGATCACGAGAGACACGGGGGTGATCGAGATCGTTTCGCTCGCGGCCCGCACTGCGGGCGCCGCCTCTATCATCAGCATGGGATCCTCCACAGATCACAGTAACTTCTTACTGTGATCCTACCAGGACCGCCTAGCCCGGAGAAGGGGGCGCACGCCGTGACCGAGTCCGACCCGTCCGAAGACAAGCCGTTGCCCCTACCCGACGACCTCGACCCGTCCGCCTTCCGCGGGCAGCGAGGCGTCCTCGAGCGAGGCTGGCGCCGCACCTGGCTCATTCACCGCGTTGCCCAGGGCGACGCGAGTGATCGAGAACTTGGCCGGCAACTGGGGGTCAATAAGTCTTCGATCACGAAGTTCCGTAACCGCAACCAGGCCGAGATCGAAGACGTCCGCCTCGAGCTCGCCGACCGGCTCGACTCCCTCTGGGTGGCCGACAAGGTCAACCGCCTGGCCGAGATCCAACAGGACATCGAAGACCTGAACACCTTGATCTCTAAGACGTTCGATCCGCCCGAGCCTGGCCCGCTCGACCCCGGCCCGGAGTTGGAACCGGGCATCCCGGACTCCGTTGTCGGATGGATCCGGGCCAAGCAGGTCGCGCTACGGAACGCAGCCGAAGAGCTGGGGCAGATCCCGAACCGGGTCACCATGAACATGGCCGGTGGCGTGCAGGTGTCCTACCGGATCGAAGGCGTAGACCTGGACGCCGTGTGACGACGATGACGGCCACGCCAGCGTCAGCCCTCGAGCACGTCTACTGCCCTCGAGGTTCAGCGGTCGAGCTGTTCGGCGCGCGGGACGACGAAGTGCTCATGTCCGGCCCGGCCGGGACCGGGAAGAGCAGGGCGTGCCTCGAGAAGCTGAACCTGCAAGCACTCAAGTACCCGGGCATGGCCGGGCTCATCGTCCGCAAGACGGCCGCCTCGCTCGGCTCGACAGCGCTACGGACGTGGCGCCGCGACGTCGTGTCCGAGGCGATCCGCCGCGGCGTCGTCCGGTACTACGGCGGCAGCGAAGAAGAGCCACCGCAGTACCGGTACGAGAACGGGTCGTCCATCTTCATCGGCGGCATGGACCGGCCGAGCAAGATCATGTCATCGGAGTATGACTCGATCTTCGTTCAAGAGGCGACGGAGCTACGGGTCGACGACTGGGAAGCGCTGTTCACCCGGCTGCGCAACGGGCGCCTGCCGTACCAACAGCTCGTCGGCGACTGCAACCCGGACACCCCGACACACTGGCTTCTCAAGCGGGCCCAGGCCGGACAGACGCGCATGATCCATTGCCAGCACGAGGATAACCCGGTGCTGTACGCGGACGACGGCTCGATGACGGACCGCGGCGAGAAGTACATGCGCAAGCTGGACGCCCTCACCGGCGTGCGCCTGCTGCGCCTACGCCGCGGCCTCTGGGTGGCGGCCGAAGGCGTCATCTATGAGGAGTACCAGGCAGCTAAGCACCTAGTCACCGCGACCCCGATACCCCGGGACTGGCGCCGCTACTGGGCTGTCGACTTCGGGTTCAAGAATCCGTTCGTCTTGCAGTGCTGGGCCGAGTCGCCGGACGGTGTGCTCCACCTGTACCGCGAGATTTACCGGACGCGCCGCACCGTCGACCAGCACGCCCGAGACATCCTCGCCATCGTCCGACCAGGCGGGCCGGACTCCGAATGGATCGAGCCCCTCCCCGAGTTCATCGTCGCCGACCACGATGCCGAGAGCCGCGAGCGCTTCTCGCGCGAGCTGGGCATCGGCACCGTCGCCGCCGACAAGCGGGTCACCGAGGGGATCCAGCTCGTGCAAGCCCGGCTCGCCGCATTCGACGACGGCAACCCGAGGATCATCTTTCACGCCGACGCCGTGGTGCACCGCGATAGCGAGCTCGTCGACATCGGCCTACCGACCTCGACCGTCGAAGAGATCTCCGGGTACATCCGGAGTTCGAGCGAGGCGCCGGTGAAAGAGAACGATCACGGCATGGACGCCATGCGCTACTTGATCGCCGAAGTGGACGGGCGCCGATCCCGCCGTCCCAACATCCGATGGATCTAACGGGAGGATGAGCCGTGGAGAATCTGCGCCGCCAAGCGCTCGCCCTGCTCGTGTACGTGCTCGACATCGCCGGAGTCGTCGCGGCGATCGCTGCCGGATGGATGGTCTGGCCCCCGGTCGGGGTTGCCATCCTGGCGGTATCCTGCCTCGTGATTGCCTGGCTCATCGACCAGAAGGGCGCGGCGTGACCTCTCTCGTCCGAGCTGTGGCCCAGGCCGCGCGAGGCGTCGTCCCCGTGCCGCTCTCCCCGCGCTGGCAGATGCCCCTCATGCCGCGGCGTGACGCGAGCGAGGCGATCCGGGGGATGTCCGCCTCGGGGACTCTGTTCGCCATCGTCGATGGCCTCGCCACCGGAACATCGCAAGCCGACTGGCACCTGTACCGCAAGCCGACCCGCCCCGGCGGCGAGCGTGTCGAAGTGTTCGCCCACCCGGCCCTGACCTTGCTTTCCCGGCCGAACAGGTTCCAGACCCGGGACGACATGATCGAGGCCGGGCAGCAGTACCTCGATCTTGTCGGCGAACTGTGGGTAGTGATCGGGCGCTCGGCGAAATCTCCGATGCCTCTCGAGATGTGGGTAATCCGGCCCGACCGGATGGCCCCGGTTCCGGATGCCGAGCGCTTCATCTCGGCCTACCGGTACACCACCCCGGACGGTCAAGAAGTCTCGCTCGAGGTCGACGAGGTTCTGTTCCGGCGCCGCCCCGACCCCGAGGATCCGTACCGGGGGATCGGCCCGGTGAAGCCGATCCTGTCCTCGATCCACGGCGAGCAGTACGCCGCCGAATGGAACCTCAACTTTTTCCGCAACGGCGCCGAGCCGGGCGGCATCATCGAGGTCCCGCGCTCACTGAGCGACAACGAGTTCGACCGCCTCGCCTCGCGCTGGCGCGCGCAGCACCAGGGCGTAGCGAACGCGCACCGCGTCGCCATCCTCGAAGAAGCCAAGTGGATCAACCGAGGTGTCAGTCAGCGAGACATGCAGTTCGTTGAATCCTCGGCCGTCACCGAGGAGAAGATCCGGCGCGCGTACCGGTTCCCGAAGCCGATGCTCGGGGACACGCAGGACTCGAACCGGGCGGTCGCCCAGGCCGCCGAGTATGTGTTCGCCCGGTGGCTCGTCGCGCCGAGGCTTGAAGGCTGGCGCTCGTTACTGAACAACCAGCTCTTGCCGCTGTTCGGCAGTCTCGGCGAAGGGTATGAGTTCGACTTCGACTCGCCCGTACCCGAAGACGGCGAAGCCGTCATCGCCGACCGGGATTCCCGGGTGGCAGCAGCGAAGACGCTCTATGACGTCGGGGCCGACCCGGCCGCCGTCCTCGACTGGCTCGACATCCCGGTGCCTATCGCACCGAAGCCAGCACCCCCCATCTCCGCACCGGCCGTCGTTGGTCCTCCACCCGACACGGCCGGTGCGGCCCTCGCCGCCTCGGTGGCAGCCCTCGTCGAAACGATCCGCACCGGCCACGCCAGGCAGGCACGCTCCGGCCACGGCGGCCACCGGCACACGCACGGAGACGACGGCGACGAGCCGTGGCGAGCCGTCGACAAGGACATGCCCGAACTGCCCGAGCCGCCCGACGGCGTCAACCCCGTACTACCGGCCGGGGCCGGGCCGGACTTGACGCCGGTGCAGGAAACCTGGCTCGAGGCGCTCGATGCCCTGCTCGAGGAATGGACAGGCTTCGTCGACGAATGGCGTAAGGCCATCGTGCGTCAGGTGTGGGCCGCCGTTGCGGCAGCAGACCGACTCGCCCTACTCGGGATCACCGTCAATTCGGACGACGCCTCGGCTGCCCTCGAGGCGGCCATGACCGACCTGTTCGCCACCGCGGCCGAGCAGGTCGTGACCGAGGCGGCCGAGCAGGACGTCTCGGTCGAAGCCGCCGACGCGGACGGCCTCGTCCTGGCCGCCGTCGCCCAGGTGGTCGCGCACACTCTGGCGAAGATCCTCATAGGGTCGGCCACCACCGAGGCGATCCGAGGCTGGTCTCCCGGCGAACCCGACGCGGTGGCCTCCCTCGTCGACGAACACCTCGCCTCGCTCACCGATGCCGCGCCGCGCGCCTACCTCGGGTCGGCCTTGACGTCGGCGCAGCATTCGGGCCGGACGACCACGATGGCGGCCGGACCGGTGGCCGCCCTCTATGCCGACGAGGTTCTCGACGAGAACACCTGTGGCCCGTGCGCGGACGTCAATCGGAAGTGGCTCGGCAATGCCGACGACGCGATGCATCTCGCCACCTACCCGACCGGGGGATACCTCGGGTGCGAGGGAAGGCTGCGCTGCCGGGGCCAAGTTGTCGCCGTCTGGCGGGGCGGCTCGAAGTGGAAAGAGTGGGTGGAGCTGCCGCCTCAACGGTGACCGCTCGTGGCGGTACCATGCGTGCTGTCGACTGTGGAGGGACGACGCCCGACCTACTTAGGGAGCAGCGTGGAACGTCCCTCTTGTGCACGTCGCGCTCTCCCGGCCCGGTTCCGCACCGAGGCCGAGGCGAAAGCCTCGAAGTTCTGGAACATCACCGAGCCGGACGAAGACGATCCCGAGTCGGCCCCGACCTTGTGGATCTATGACGAGGTTTCGATGTGGGGGGTCACGGCTGCCGACTTCGCCGCCGACCTGTCCGGCATCAGCGCGCCAGCCATTGACGTGCACATCAACTCGCCGGGCGGCGACGTCTTCGACGGCGTGGCGATCTACAACCTGCTGCGGGCGCACCGGGCGAAAGTCACCGTCTACGTCGACTCGCTCGCCGCCAGCATCGCCTCGGTCATCGCTATGGCGGGCGACGAGATCGTCATGAGCAAGGCCGCCAAGATGATGATCCACGACGCTTCGGTTGCCGTCTGGGGTAACGCCGAAGACATGCGCGAGGCGGCCGATTTTCTCGACATGCTGAGCGACACGATCGCCGGAATCTACGCGGACAAGTGCGGTGGCAAGCCGAAGTCCTGGCGCGCGATCATGCAAGGCGAGAAGTGGTACGGGGCGGACGAGGCTGTCGCAGCCGGACTCGCCACGCGGGTCGAACAGCCGATGGTCGAGCCCGCCACCGATCGCCTGCTGCGGGCCGCGGCCAGGTGGGATGCCGACCTGTTCGGCGGGGGGCATGTCGAGATCCCGGCCGAGACGGCCGCACTGGTGCCCGAGCTGGTGCCCGAGCTGGTGCCCGAGTTCCTCCCCGAGGTCCCGCCGGATCCCGGCCCCGCCATCGACCTGCCACCGGCTGCGGTCGCCGACGTCCCGGCCTGGGATCCGGCAGCGTTCCGACAGGCTGTCGCCCAGGTGACCGAGTTGCCGGCCGTGGATGTAGCCGGATGGCGCGACCTGTTCAGCGGCCTGGCCCTCAATGCCCCGGCGATCCCCGACCGGCCCGAACCGGTCAAGGATCTCGGCCCCCGCCCGGTGCCTCCCGCGCCCGGCCCCGAACCGTCCCCGATCGGGGACTTGCTGCGAGGGGCACTCGACCTCGTGGCCAACAGCCGCCCGGCCCCGACTCTCCCGCCGAAGCCGGTCGACGAACTACCCGAGTTGCCACCCGTACGTATCGACAGCCGGGAGTTCCGGCAGGCATTGAGAGAGGCGAGGTACTAATGGCCGACACGCTGGTCATCCCGACTTTGGCGAGCGAGCTCGAAGAGCTACTCGCCGACGGCGCACGGGTGCAGGCCGTCATGTCCGCGGGCAGGTTCGGTGAGCTGGTCACCAACTACGCGCGGACCACCTACGACCGGGACATGGACGTCCGCGCCCAGGTCAAGGAGCAGACGGCGGCAGCGCTCGCCGAGTTCCTCCGTCGGGCCGACGACGAGGGTGATGTCGTTCGCCCCAACTTGGTTCCCGCCCAGGTGCAGGCGAACCACCGGCCCGGCAAGTTCCGGGCCGTCCACAACCCGAAGGCCATGGGGGCCGCCCTCGACAAGGACTTCGAGAACAGCGCCGACTACTTCCGCACCATCTGGCACAACGCCAACAACACGTCCGACCGGATGGCGAAGCTGTCCCGGGTCCGGAACGCGTTCAGCTCGAACGTGCCGAGCGAGGGTGGGTTCCTGCTGCCCGAGACTCTGCGGTCCGAACTGCTGCGGGTCTCGCTCGAGACGGCCATCGTCCGCTCGCGGGCGCGGGTCATCCCGATGGAAACCATGCGGGTCCCGTTCCCGGCCATCGACTCGACGAGCAACGCCTCGTCCGTGTTCGGCGGCATCGTCGGGTACTGGACCGAGGAGGGCGCGGCGCTGTCCGCGAGCTCCGCCTCGTTCGGCCGCATCGTGCTCGACTCGAAGAAGCTCACCGCCTACACCGAGCTGCCCAACGAGTTGATCTCCGACTCGCCGATCTCGATGCAGGCGTATGTGGACGAGCTGTTCCCCGAGGCGCTCGCCTGGTACGAGGACCTCGCGTTCCTCAAGGGCACCGGCGTCGGCGAGCCGCTCGGCGCGCTGAGCACCAGCAACCCCTCCGTGATCTCGGTCGCGGCCGAGACCGGGCAGGCTGCCGGGACGATCTACTGGGAGAACATCGTCAAGATGTTCTCGCGCATGCTGCCCAGCTCCCTGGGCCGCGCCGTGTGGATCGCCTCCATCGACGCCTTCCCTGAGCTCGCCACGATGGCCCTCTCGGTCGGCACCGGCGGCTCGGCCATCTGGCTGAACAACGGCGTCGAAGGTCCGCCCATGACCATCCTCGGCCGTCCCGTGATCTTCACGGAGAAGGCGACCAACACGATCGGCGGCGCGGGCGACATCTCCTTCGTCGACTTCGGCTTCTACCTGCTGGGCGACCGCCAGGTGATGAGCGCGATGTCGAGCCCGCACTACAAGTTCGGCAACGACCAGACGGCCTACCGGATCATCGAGCGGGTCGACGGTCAGCCGTGGCTGCAGTCCGCCATCACCCCGCAGAACGGCGGCAGCACGCTGTCCCCGTTCGTTCAGCTCGCGGCCCGCGCCTGACCCTGAACTGTCACCCCGGGTGGCCGGGCATTGAAACCCCCGGCCACCCGACTACCCGTCGGGCATTGAAACCCCCGACAGGAGAGGCTCGACATGGAAGCTCTCGGCCGCCTGCTGAACGTTCAGCAGGCGATGGACAACGTCTACGTCAACGTGCGGGACGCGGGCGGGATCACCTTCGCCTGCTACCTGGGTGGCGCGGCAGGCGACACCTACACCTTGACCGAGGCCACCACGGCCGCGGGCGGCGGCGCCCAGGTGCTCGCAACCGTGACCCGCTACCACACGAACACGGGCAACGGGACCGACGGGTGGACGCTGCGCACCCAGGCCGCGGCCTCGACCGTCATCACGGCCGCCGCGGCGACGCAGAACCAGGCCGTCTTCGAGGTCAACGCGTCCGAACTGTCGGACGGGTACGACTTCGTCAAGGTGGCCTCGACCGGAGCCGGTGTCGTGTCCGCCATCCCGCGTGACCTTCGGGTGCAGCGGGCCCCGGCCAACCTGCCCGCGATCGGAGTCTGATCGTGAGCGTGCTCATCAAGGGCGACGAGATCCGGGCGATCGCGCTCGGCGTTTACACGGCGAAGACCGGGATGACGATCCTGAACGCGAGCACTTCGGCGTTCACGGTCACCGGTCTCGTGAAGGTCACCGGCCTCGTCGGCCTCGTGACCACCGTCATTGGCGGTGCGGTCAACCTGAACCTGACTCACACCCCGAGCGGTGGCGCGGCGGCCGACTTGTGCGCCGCGACCGTCTGTGACAACGACGCTGCCGGGACCCTGTACGGGATCACCGGTGTCGCCACCGACCTCATGTCGGCGCAGACCGTGACCGGCGTCGAAGTCCCCCGGACCCAGGCCGTCGGCTCGTTCACTCAGGGCGGGCTGGTACTCCCGGCCGGGTCCCTCAAGTTCAAGGGCAGCGCGGCCCAGACCGGTGCCGTCGCCTGGTACTTGACGTACGTGCCGATCACCCCGGGCGCGTCCGTCGTCGCAGCGTAGTCAATCGGTCCTCGCGCGGTCGGACTCCGACCGCGCGAGGACCGGCCAAGTGGAGGCGAGTCATGCCGAGTATCAGCCGGGCCGGTGGCCCTTCGATCGTCGACCCGACGGTGGCCTACGTGGAGCCCGAGCCCGAGCCCGAGCCCGAGCCCGAGCCCGAGCCCGAGCCCGAGCCCGAGCCCGAGCCCGAGCCCGAGCCCGAGCCGAAGGCGAAGGCGAAGCGCTCGAGGGTCTCGGCGAAAGCCTCGATCCCAGCTC